ACCCCAAGTAATCGTCTTGCGGGTGATTAGACCACGATCCATGACCGAATCGCGATGGATTGGGATAGGCACGGTCACATTGTCGCCGGGTTCCAGCGCGAGGTTTGCCAGCACGGATTCGAAACGAGAGTGGAACTTGGCATCACCGAATTCCTGATAGAACCGCTTGGCCAGGATTTCCGCCGCTGCGCGTTCGCGGATCATCGGCATATTGAAGAACCGCTCGCGAGAGTAGGAGCCATACTTCCGGGTGGCATCCAGCTTGGTAATAGATAGCACGCCATCCGCCCAAGCCTGTTTTGCGTAATGATAGTTCCTAGAAAAACCATCCCTGCCGTAGTCGTAATTCACCGTAATGTCGGTGGCTAGATGAGAAACCGGCGAGCGGGTCAGGCTCATGGATTTCATCACTACATCTGCGGTGGTCAGAGTATCGTCTGCACTTGGGGTGTCCGGCAGATACTTGAGATAGGCAATACCGTTCCGCCAAATGCAGATCATGTTGGAGTGCAAAAGCATTTCCCCGACCAGATCGCGTAGCTGATTTGTGGAGTTGATCGCAAAGTCTAGGCAATGAATCGACTTCTCGTTGTATGCCTTCGCATTTTCTCCCTCGCGCAGGATCGGCAGGACAGAGTTACCCAATTCCGAATCTGGCGAGAGATTGGTCGCAGACTCCGAGCTGACATTGACCAACTCCCGCATTCTCGGCCAAATATCTTCAGCAGTATCAAGGCTGGAAAAGGTGTTCCAAACCTTGCTGAATGCCGCGATCATTTCTGCCTCATTCACGAACTCGACAATATCCGCATCGCCTTCCGTGCCGTTGACCGGGTTCTGCGCGTACTTGTTAATAATCGTCTTGATCTGCTCGTGCGGCATCTTGTAGCCGAGCGATCCGTCAGGATTGCCGATCACATCACAAGTGATTCTCAACGCGCTTCTTGCCTGCGCTAGAGAGATTGGTGGATCTAAAAATAGGTATCCAGTATCGTTATTCCCGCCAACAGTCGCAGCATTGCCAATCTTAATGACATTCGCTATTGAGCCTCCAGTAGTGCTTGCATCACCAGGCTCCGGCATATCAGCCCGGACAAGTGCGCCAATGCCAACGCCAGATCCAGACGCACTTCCGAAGTCATATAATGATTCGCCGGAAATGCTGTCCACTCTCTCAAACTGAACTGTCAACTGGCGAACAAGCCAATTTGCACCAGAAAATGTGACTGTGCATTCAGGACTGTTGCTTGTGAATCTTACTGGATTTTGTAAAGCCCCAGATTCAGTATCTACAACATTAGAGTAGCTTCCGCTATTTACATAAACGCTGTAAGACCCATAGCCAAAGATGTTGAAGTTTATATCCAACGCCCATGAGAATGTTCTTGCAGAATCACCGACAACATGAGTATGCCCCGGATCATCTACAAAGATTGAGTCGTCCGTGTAGCTGTCATCTATAACTAGCTTGCTTTGTTCATCAACTTGGAATGCAAGTCGCGCAACATTTGCCAGCTTATCAAATGGAATAACTAAGTAAGACCTGTTTTGAGCGTCATTTCCATAGGAGCCAGTTGACAGGTAATACAGCTCCTCAGAATCATCTATCGGAACCCCATTCACGCGAACATTGCTGATCTTCTGAACAGGATGATCTGCAATAACAAATACCTCGTCTGCGGTGGATGACAGCCTAATAGAATCTCCAATAGAAAAACCATAGGTAGGAATCGGATCTTGCAATGTCATCTTCCATAGATTTTTCGGATAGTTATAAACATTGTAAGAAAGGATAATCCACGCTGGCCCGTCTCCCCAATTGATTGGATTAGTAATTGCGCCGAGCAATGGATACGACATTGATTCTGTCGAGAAGGCTCCTGAAACAGTAATCACATTTCCAATGGCTGAAATTATTGTGTAATACCCATCATTGCTTGATGAGCCGGTAACGCTTAATAATAAGCCTCCGGAAAAACCAAGCGAGGAAAAATCAAAAAACGGATCATTTGCAGTAATAGTATTGCCGCTAAAATTCACGCTGATTCCTGTCGGAGAAACAACCTGATAATAGTTCGGAGTCAACTCTTGATCTATTGTTACTACATCTCCAGACACACTTAAAACTTCTGCCATCTGAGTCAGGTCATCAAGCACATACAGACCGCCATCAGTAGAGTAATCAATAGATGTGACATCTGTTACAAGCGCACCATTTTTGAATGGGAGGTATTCGCCCACGCTTGGCTTAGTGCCTGTCATTGTGATCTCATCGCCATTTACAAGAATCACATCTGACCCATCACACAATGTAGATGATTCAACTCTGAATCCAGTTACATCATGCTCAATATTTGTGACAACATGGTATGACAGAATTTTCCCAGAAAATGATTCATAGTCTGAATCTTGGTCAATCTGATGCTCAATGGCTATTGTTTCCGCCATTTCTGGAACATAAGTTGTTTCGTTCTCTGTAACATTTGATCTGTACCAATGAGCAACATCATCTGTCACATAAATATAGTTCTTGCTTGAATCTGTATTTAGCTTGGAGATTCTTGTTACCTTAAATATTCCATTAAAATCATTGGAAATAATTACATCAAAGGTGTTATCTGCGACTGACTCATTCTCAGTAACCTTGAACGCAAACGATGAGGCTGAGTCTGTTGCCGCCCAATACTTCTTTGAATAGTAGATGGTTGTAGATTCGTCTTTATCGAACGGATCAAAGAATGGCCCTGAAAACTGAAAATTTCCGGCAGTCCAATTAGACACAGAAACAATGATTTCGTAATATTCGCCGCGTTCAAATGGGATCGCATTCGATAAGGTATTTGTTCTGAATATCCGAATCGTGTCTCCGCCGCTTGCCGGGCTTATGTCCAGTCCAGTTCCATCTTCGCTAGTTTCCGCATTCATTCCAATGTCTGCATCGTATTGAACGCAATACCACGGGCCACCAGCAAATTGTGATTCTAGGCTTTCAGTCGTTTGTGCGAATAATCCTTTGTCGCTATTCTGCGGCCAAACATCTTCTGGGTTATATGACGGTTGCACATCTTCAGCAACATAGGTCGTGAACTGTCCGGTAATCGAGCGGCAGACATGATCCTTTGCGCGCCCCACAATGATTGGAATGGGCAGGCCAACATCCTCTCGACCTGCGCCGGGATAATTCGCCTCATCCACAAGGTTCGGCATCTGGCGGTCGTAGGAGTAGGCAATGTCTTGCAGGTTGAAAGATACCGAGTCCTCGGTGATCTCAATATCGCCCTCGACCGTGCCTGTGAACATGACCTCGGCATCAGTCACAGAACCGTCTGATTCTTCAAAACCAAGATAAACGGTGGCAACCATCCCCGGCTGGATCACGGAAATCAACTGGTCAATGTTGTTCCCGACCTGTACAGACATTTCCCCGAATACCTGCTGAGAGGCATCTAGATTGAAGTCCAGCGTTGACAGCTTTACTAGGCGAGCCTGATAGGTGTTCCCGCCATAGGTAATCTCGCGCTCTGACCAGCGATATACGGTGGTGATGAGGCTGCCTTCGCCGGGGTCATCAGCGGAGATGTATTCCTTTAGCGTGTAGTCCATAAAGACAACCGGGTTGAAAGTCCCGGCTGCTAGTTTGGTCTGGAATCCTGCGCTGAATGTTCTCATGGCGTTTCGAGTAGATTGAAAGTTGCGCGGTAAAAGCGACCTTTGAAGATTTCGGTAATCGTCAAATCATCCTCGAATCGTACCGTATAGGTGTTGTTGTATGGGTCTGTGTATTCAAATTGTTTCTCGGAGCCGTTCACGGTGGAGTCGTAGAAGGTTTCCAGATCATCGCGCTCGGATTGGCTTTCCAACACAATAGAGGAAATCACATAGCGGTAGCTGGTGACTGCTCTGGCGTACACATAAACGCTGCCATCCTCCATCATTACTTCGGTGTTGTGCTTGACCACCTGACGCTCATACGGAGCCTCTGGGTCATTGGTGAACACATAGGAAGCCGTTGGGCTTGCTGCGGTGGGGTAGTCGAATCTCATTAGATGCCTGCCAGATTCAGCCCGATACGGCTGGTGCGGATGGACATATCCCCACGCGAGGCAAGGGCATTGTCCACGCCATGCCGTGAGTTGGAGGTGTAAATGTTATTGATAACGGTAGTGCCGCCGCCAGTCTTATTGCTGATCGTGCCGGACTTGTTCGGGGTGAATAATTCAGGGCCGCGCTCGCCTACCAGATAAGAGCCGCCTGCACGAACTGGGCCGCCTGATGCTCTTGCGCCAGAAGATGGGCCAAGTCCAGCCGGCTCTCTTGCTTCGGTGCTAGTGAATTCTGCAATAGCTTTCCCTGCTTCCCTTGCAGACGATTGAATTCTTCTAAACCAATCAACAATCGGCTTCATTGAAGAAACTAAAGAATTGAACCAACCAGTCAAAGACTTGATGTTCTCAATTAGCAGTTGCAATGATTCAACTAATCCATTTATTAGTTCTTTCATTTCATCATAAGATTCGCGTCCACTATCTACCCAATGTTGTGCGCTTCTTGCGTTTTCGTCATAGGCGGTAGAGGAAGCCGCCATGTCTTGCATAAACGCGCCAATGAATCCGCTTGCAAAGTCAATGGCATTGTTAAATGTGTCAGCAATGATCTTCTGCCAGCTTTCTGCTGCCTGACCAGATTGGTTGAAGTATTCATTCCATGCTTCCATGAATTGAGATACGCGCAACTCAAGATGCGGAATTACTCGGTCGGCAACTTTGGCTCGGAATTCTGTCCACAAGTCGCCTAGATTTGAGAACATACCGGCTAGAGTTTTGGAGCGTTCTTCCATCGCCCCTGCATATTTTTCATTCCAAATCGCCATCAAGGTACTGGTAATCATTTCACGGTTGTTCCGGTCAATGATCTTGTAGGTTTCCTTGCCCATCTTGTCGGTGAAGGCAAGAGCGGTCTGGCCGACCTGCTCAAGAGATGCCCCCATCTTTTGGGCGTTGGATTTAGTGATCTGAATAGCCTTGATGCCAAATTCTTTCAGACGCTCAAACTCACCTGTCTGAGCATCGGCCAACGCTTCCACAGCCATGTTGATGTCTTTGCCCAACGCGGAAGCGGTATCGCCTAGCGTTGACATTACATCTTGACCCTTGATGCCATAAGCGGCCAACTTGACGAACGAATTGGTCAAGTCGTTGATTGAATATGGGGTCTTTTTGGCAAACTCTTGAAGCCATTTGAAGGCTTCGTTTGCTTTTTCCTGCGAGCCTAGAACGGTCTTGAGTGTGGCCTCGTAGGTTTCAAATTCCATCCCAACATCAATGATGCTTTTGGCTAACGATCCAATGCCGTAGCTTCCAGCTAATGTCAGGATGCCTGTCTTGAGGTTGAAGATTGCGCCGGTCAGTTTTGAAAAGACGGACTTGAACCCAGTCCCAAATCTTTTTGTGACCTTGCCGAGCGATGTAATGCTTCTGGAAACTGACTTGATGACAGCAGTTGCCTTATCGCGGGCAGAAATCAGAATTTCAAGTTGACTCGCTGATAATGCCATCGAAAGCCTCCATTGCTTCTACGAGTTTATTCGGCTGCTCGGCCCATGTCCCCCGGTTTGGGTACTGATGTTCCTTCCAGTACGGATACACCCGCAAGTATTCATTCATCTCGTGCCAATCAATGACCGGGCATCTGTCGGTGCTTCCCTTGATTCCAAAGGCCATCACCGGAGCGCGAGATTTTGTAAAGCAGCCCCTAGCCTCTTTGTTCTGTGGAGTACAGGATTTGCACTCAAACATCAGCTTGGTCTGCATGACAGCACCTAACGCTTTTTTTTGTCATCACCCCCAAAGCCATTGAGTGACAGCGCGATGTTTCCTAATTCCTCGACAACATTCAATGAACCGAGTTTGTCCATCGTCTGATCTGAGGCTTTGCCGCCGACAATCTTGACATCAAATGGGCCATTCTCAATCTTGCGGATCGAATGAGCCAATGCCTCGGCAGTCAAGCCGAAGATGTTGGTCTTGATGTTTTGATTGCCGCCGTGGTCAACATCGAAGCTGATGTGACGATCCTTAATGCCCTGAAACTTGATGTAGCTGATTGTTCCAAGAACAAAGCGGGTCGGCTCCTCGCCATCAACAAATTTTAGGAAAGATTCGTCAAAATCTTCACGATACCGGTCAAAGTCACTTTTCTCAGCGTCAACCGCTGGATCGTTGGAAACGATGACCGATACCGTGTCAGACTTGTCAATGGATTTGAAAGCCATTAGCTCACCGTGCTTCTGGTTAGTGCGCCATTACCAACCCCGCTGAAACTGAAGCCCATCAAGCCATCCGCAGATGCTTCAATGCTGACTTCCTGAAGGATGATCGTGCCGGTGTATTCATCATCACCAGTTGTATCGCCTTCTGTGCGGAGTTTCACAGAAACAGAAGAATCGCCAGTCAAGATGTCAGTAACAGTCGCAACCTGCCCGCTAGTGTCATCCGGATCGTGGTAGCCAGAAGCCTCAACGCTCCAATTCTTGCTAGTCGCAGTATTGGTAGTCCAAGTGTCACCAAAGCCAAAAGATTCCTCGGTGTTCTGGGTGATGGTTAGGGTAAAGCTGTTCAGCTCCCCAATCAGGTCGGTTCCATAAAAGACAGAACCAGATTTTCCGCTTACTACTGCCATTGCAGTCTCCTTTTTAGGTTGTGCCGCGTGTAAATTGATATAAAACGCTGACGGTCAAAATGATTCCGCCGATTGGGTCAATAGCCCCCTCATCAGTTTCTATTGTAGTCACTTGAGTATCAACCGCATAGCCGCCCCGCGTCCTGTCGGTATCTAGGGCTTCCTCGATTGATTCGATGAGTTCATTTCTGGCCGTGTCGATATTTGCCGCTTTGACAAATCCGGTCAGCCGATAATTGATAGTCCCATGCCTCTGGGTTGAAGCCGATCCAATGGTGGCATCCTCGCGGCCCTCAGAAGCCGTTTCAACAAGGATTGCCGGGTACTGGGCATTAGATAGCTTCTCGAAGTCGAAAGGCTCTCTGGTGACATAAGAGGCGGCCACAGGGCTACTCATGGCTTGCAGAGTAGTCACGATGTTTCCAGCGATGGATTCTCTAAGGCTCATGCTTCAAATTTTCTCACAAAGGCTCTGCGAACTTGATCCATTTCGCCGGCGTTTAGGCCAAAGAAAGGACGCTTCGCGTTATTGAAGGCAGCCTTTTTAGCTTCGGTTCCCCTAGTAAAAAATAGCCTTGCCTGATCTTTTTTTATCTTGTGGGTGAT